GACATGCTGTCCTCCAGTCGCAGGTAAGTATCTGCGAGAATTCCAGCGGTCGCTGTAAGAGCCAATCCTTCTTTCACATCTGAAGCATGCGCTTCCATGTGCGAGATATGCTCGGCAATAGCAGACAAGGTATAAACGCGATTTTCGAGATTGTTTGTGTACATTGTACAATTCCTAAGTTTTGAAATGCGCCATGAGTTTTTCCCATTGCGAAAAACTTTCGCCATGAGAAGACCATAGGGGGGCGGCGCTTGGCCCCCAAGGCCTCGCGGTAATCAAATATTCACAATGTCAAAAAACGGTAACTGGAGGCGGCTTATAGCCCAGTAAAGAGTAAGAACACAAGTGCGACGTAATGTCGCAGGTCTAAGTCATTGATATCATTAGATAATGTCTCGATTTTGACCAGGTGGCAGAGCTAAGAATTAGGCTGTTTTTAGGCTGTTTTAACACAAATGACGATTGTCTGAGCTGGTCTAGAAAATAAAAAACATAATGAAAACAATAGCTTATGCGGTATTTTAGAATGGTTCTAAAAATAGGGTGTAACTTATTGATATTATTACAGAAAAAAATCATCATTTGAGCCTGGAAATAATAAGAAAAACGGCAGAAAACAAAGAGAAAGTAAAGATAAGTAAAGACAAGTGACGATTTACTTGGTGAATACTTCGACAATCGCCGCGAATACTTGAAAATAAAAGCTTGACAAGTAAAAATCGAGTTAAATTAGGAAGGTATCTGTTATTTTTGCGAATCGTTCGCATGTTATGGTATTGCATACCCGCCGCAAAAAAATCAGCTTGCTGCTTACATATATATATGAAAGAGGCTAGAGTAAAATTATTTAAAATACAGGGGTTGACATCAGCACTCAAACTCTGTATAATAGTCTATAGAGAAAGAAAATAATCAAAAATGTTCCTCCAAAGTACAATTAACACTAATAGTACTTTCTTTATTTTTTTATTTTTACCCTATAGGATACCAATGGAACTAGAATCAACTACAGATAATACTATAGATAACTATATTAACTTATCTAGTTTGTTAAAAGCAAGGACATACCTAGAAGCACAGGATGATTTCCTTACTTTTGTTAGATTAATGGCTCCTTCTCTTGTTTCTGACTGGAGAATGGGTAAACATATAGAAGTAATATCAAATAAATTAGATGATTTAGAGAATGGTCACATAAAAAGACTAATGGTTTTCCTACCACCTCGCTCATCTAAGTCTGTATTATGTTCTAAATTGTTTCCTGCCTGGTATATTGGTAGGAATCCTGAACATGAAATAATGACAGTTTCACACTCCGACCAATTAGCCAGTGATTTTGGACGATCAGTCAGGGATATTGTTACCACACAGGAATTTCAAGATATTTTTAAGGGTGTTACCCTACGAAGTGACGTTAGAGCAGCAGGTAAATGGAAAACAAACCAGAATGGAACCTATTATGCTGCTGGTGTTCGCTCACAAATTGCAGGTCGTGGAGCGCACATAGCAATTCTAGACGATGTTATGTCAGAAGAGGACTCATATTCAGAAGCAGGTAGGAGATATGTTAAAGAATGGTATCCTGCTGGTTTACGTACACGTATTATGCCTAACGGTGCCATACTAATTATTAATACACGCTATCATTATGATGACTTGTGTGGTTGGCTTTTAAAACAAGAAGAAGAAATGTCAGAGTATGATACATTACCTTGGGAAGTTGTTAAGATTCCTGCATGGTTAGATGAAGAAGCTGCTAATCTTTTAGAGTTACCAATGGGTGGCTCATATTTTCCAGAATGGAAACCAGATGATTTATTAAGAATAGATGAAGCAGAGATCAAAGCATCTAATGGTTCTCGATACTGGAACTCTTTGTATATGCAAGACCCAACACCAGAGGAAGGTGGGCTTATAAAAAAGAAATGGATACAGGAATGGGAATATGATGAGCCTCCTGTCTGTGATTTTATAATACAAACATATGATACAGCATTCTCTACCAGAACAACTGCTGACTTTAGTGTTATACAGACATGGGGTATATTCTCTCTATATGAACAGGATGAGATGGGAATAGAAGACTTTGCTCCTAACTTGATTCTTCTTGGTAATGTCAGAGGAAGATTTGAATATCCTGAACTACGTAGAACAGCACAGATGCTGTACAATAAACACAGGCCAGATGTATGTATTATTGAGAAGAAAGCAAGTGGTCAGTCTCTTATACAGGATATGAGGCGTAGTGGTCTTCCTGTAAAAGACTATACACCAGATAGAGACAAAGTGGCTAGAGCATATGCAGCATCTCCTATTATGGAAGCAGGTAGGGTATGGATACCCAAGAATAAAAAGTGGGCAGATGAATTAATAGAGGAACTCACCAGATTTCCACATGCTGCTCATGATGATCAGGTAGATGCCTTGGTCATGGCAATTCATTATCTCAAGGAATCCTGGCATGTGACACATCCTGACGATCCAGACTGGGAAGATGAAATTGTTAATAAGAGGGTTGCATATTGGAGAGTTTAATGGTATAATAAAGTATGGTAAAAATTTAATGAGTATAACCTATGGCAAACAAAAAGAAAAAATTAGCACCAAGACCAAAACCTAAACCAAAAGCTAAACCTGTTGATACCAACATAGGGGATAATGAATTTATTGCAGATTTATTAAAATCTCCCATGATGAAAAATAATCCTTTAGCTAAATTAGGTTTATATGGGTTGTTACCAGAAGAGCGTACTCCTCTACCAGTTGAAGCATATGATGAACCAACAAATGTAGGAGGATTTTATCAAATAGAATCTAGGGGTAAACCAAGAAAATTTGACTACGGCTCAAATGTTAAAGAAAAAGGTATGGTAGCAATAAGAAGTAAAGATGGAGATATTGAATACAGATATCCACAAGATGTAGAACGAACATTTATAGAAGATAAAACTTATTTAAATGTAAATCCTCTAACAACCAGGGCTTTTGCTATAAAATTAGATAAAATGAAAAAAGTTCCAGAAGGAACAACATCTAAACTTGATGCTCAAATAAATACGATAATACATGAATTAATGCATAGAGGATTTAAAAAAGTTCCTGCATTAAAAAATGTTAGTGGAAGACAACAACATAGATATATAAAAGAAAAAGAAAAAGTAGCTTATTCGCCACGTTATGAAAATAATATATTAAGAGAAATATATGAAGAAGAATTAGCAAAAGACCCTAATATTTCTAGATACATAGAAGAACATATGCCTGAACTAGAATATACTCCAAAAGGATATAAAGAAAAAGAAAGAGATTCTGATAGTATATTAAAAAAATTTTTTAGATTAATGTCTAAATAAATGTTGAGCTTAACAATGTGGCCTTTTGAAATTGGAATTAATAAGTCTGTTGAACGACCTCACTATCAAGACTATAGATGTGAGAAAAAAAATTGTATCTGTTCTATACCAGAAATGTGTAAAGGACGATGGAAAAAATATCAAAAAGATGTAATGAAATATATGCATTTAAAATTTAAGGATACCTATAAAAATGGCAGTTGAACAAAATCCCTTTGAACAAATTAATCCTATGGAGGATAATGTTGTTCCCATGCCTATGGTAGATGAGTCTAAAGCTACCTTTGAGCTTGATGATGATGGTGGAGTTCTTGTAGACTTTACTGAAGAAACAACTATTGAAATGGGTGCAGAGGATTCTGTTGGTGAATGGTATCGTAATATGCGAAATGATCTTGAAGAGGATGAGCTTCAGGACATTGCACGTACTCTCTATGATAATTATGAAGCAGATAAGGAGTCTCGTCATGAATGGGAGTCTATGTTTGAAAGAGGCTTTGATCTTCTAGGACTAAAAATAGAAGAAGCATCTGAACCTTTTGAAGGTGCATGTACAGCCGTGCATCCCCTGCTTATTGAATCAGCAGTTAAGTTTCAATCAAAAGCATCACAGGAGTTGTTTCCTCCCAATGGTCCTGTCAAAGCACAAATACTAGGTAAGCACACGCTTGAAAAAGAAAACCAAGCCATGCGTGTTCAGAACTTTATGAACTATCAGCTTACTGAACAGATGCCAGAATACTTTGATGAATTTGAAAGAATGCTTTTTCATCTACCCCTGATAGGTTCTTCGTTTAAGAAACTATATTATGATGCTTCTTTTAAACGTCCCGTATCAGAGTTTATTCCTATTGATCAGTTCTATGTTTCTTATAATGCATCTAATCTAAGGAATGCTGATCGTTATACACATGTTATTTATAAAAGTCCTGTTGATCTTTATCGAGAAATAAAAGCAGAGATGTATGCAGATGTCGATCTTCCTGAAGCAGGAATGATTAATCCAACATCGTTCTCAGAAAAGATGGATACTATTATTGGGTTGTCTCCCTCCAGTGATTCTGATCCACAGTATGTATTGCTAGAGCAACACTGTTATCTTGATATAAACGATCCTAACTCAGAGGATGGTGAATCTCTTCCTTACATTGTTACAATAGAAGAACAATCTAAACAGGTACTAAGTATTCGACGTAATTACGACAAGGATGATCCTACAAAACAAAAGAAAGTACACTTTGTACATTATCGTTTTGTTCCAGGATTTGGGTTCTATGGTTTGGGACTCATGCATTTCCTTGGTAATCTGACTATGAGTGCAACCGCTGCAATGCGAGCATTGATAGACGCAGGTCAATTTGCGAATCTTCCAGGTGGCTTTAAGGCTAAAGGTGTGCGTATGGTAGGCAACAATGAGCCTATAGCCCCAGGAGAGTTCAAGGAGGTTGAAGCAACAGGTATTGATTTGAACAAGGCAATTATATCTCTCCCGTACAAAGAGCCTTCCTCGACGCTCTACCAAATGCTTCAGTTTGTAACTGCTGCTGGTCAGAAGTTTGCAGACAGCACTGAACAGATTGTTTCAGATGCTGCCTCCTATGGACCTGTTGGAACTACAATGGCACTACTAGAAGCCTCTAGTAAATTCTTTACAGCTATTCATAAACGACTACATAAATCACAACGCGATGAATTTAAAATTCTTGCCAGTATTGATAAAGATTATTTACCACAAGAATATCCTTATGAGGTTCCTCTGGCAGAACGTAGTATTTATCAAACAGACTTTGATGGTAAGATTGATGTTATTCCTGTAAGTGATCCTAACATTCCATCTAATGCTCATCGTATGATGTTGGCAAACATGGCATTGCAAATGGCACAGCAGTCTCCTCCTGGTATGTTTAATACTGAAGCATTGAACAGAACAATCCTTAGTGCTGCCAACATGCCTAATCTAGATGAGATACTGCCACCTAAACCAGAAGCTAAACCTCTTGATCCTGTATCAGATATTATGGCGGCTGTTAAAGGTATTCCTATTGCAGCATTTCCAGGACAGAATCATGATGCACACATTCAAGTAAAGATGGCTTATCTTCAAGACCCAATGAATGGTGCTAATCCTATTATGCAAAGAGTACAGCCTGTACTGCAAGCTAATATTCAAGAACATTCTGTTATGAAATATCAAGAACAAGTTAATGGTATGGCACAACAAGAACTTGGTACTGTTGCTCCAGAGTCTGCTCAAAAACCAGAAGTTATTGAACTGGCACTTATGGAAGCAGCTAAACAAGTTCAAAATGCTAATCAGGCAATGGGTATGGTTCAGTCTCCAGAACAACAAATGGTTGCTCTTGAACAGGCAAAGGTTGAGTTAGAAAAACAAAAGATGCAAATGGACTTGGCTGTTAATAATGCTGAAGTTGCTCTTGAAAATAAAAAGCTTGATCTTGAAGAAAATAAACAGATTCTTGAAGCTACCAAGTCTGGTGTTACAACAGCAATGAAAGATGAGAAAGCTGAATTAGACAGAGCCAGTAAAGAAACAATTAAAGCACTTGAAATGCTTACTAAACTTTTGACAGAACAAATGAAAGAAGAAGGTCAAGATGAGAGAGCAATGATGTCTATGATTAAAGACAGAGCAGACTCTCAAGATAAATCTCAGATGCAAGCTGTAGATATGATACTAAATTTAATAAAGGAGACAACTAATGCCTAATTATGGAAAGATTCATTATCCTAATGATGCAGCAGGAATTACAGATGGGAAACCTACCCATGTTGTAGATCGTTCTACGTCATATGGAGATTGGACTAAAGAAGATATTCAAGGTTCTCGCGCCACTCGTTCACGACTAGCTGAATATGATCCTAAGTATTGGGAAATGCCAGCACCGAGTAAAATTAAATATTCTTAATGGATATATTTGAAACAATAGCTCAAGTATATCAAGAAGAGATAGAGAACCAGAAGAATAGTTTAGCTCAAGGTAATCCTGTAGATTATCACTCATACTC